GAGCTCACAGGTGATCGTATAGGTCCGCCACCGAAGAGTTTCACCGGAAGAAAAAAGGAAATTTGGAACATGTACCGTGAGCAAGCGCCGTGGCTTTGCGTCGCCGACACGCACGCATTTGCTGTGTTCTGCACGCTTGCCACGAAGCTCGAGACGGATTGGTACGCGCTCCAGGCGACTGAGAAAACTCTCGTGTATGACCTCATGTCAACGCTTGGTTTCCACCCGCTCGCACGAGCGCATCTCGCAACGAAGAAGAAGAACGTCGCGATGGCGGGTCAGATCAAGAAGGGTCTGCACTCGGCGAAGGAGCCTGCGGCACCGACGAAGGAAAACAGAGGCAAGGCAAATGGCCACACGCAAAAAGACGTTGAAAGCTACTTCAACTAAGGTTGTCGATAGAACAACGGCGTATGCCACCGACGTAGTGGCCGGCTCGATCGTGGCTGGCCCACACGTGCGTGCGCAATGCCAACGACATCTCAACGACATGGCTGAGGGTGCTGAACGTGGTCTTTGGTTCGATGTTGCCGAGGCCGAGCGCCGCATCAACTTCTTTCCCGACGTGCTCTGTCTCAACGGCGGTGAATTCGAAGGTGTGCCGTTTGAGCTCTTCGGTTGGGAGCAATTCATCATCGGCTCGTTGTTCGGATGGAAGAAGGAAGACGGCTACCGCCGCTTTCGCGTCGCGTACATAGAGACTGGCAAGGGCTCTGGCAAGTCTCCGCTCGTCGCCGGCATCGGGCTGATGATGCAGAATGCAGACAATGAGCCACGCGCAGAGGTCTACGCTGCAGCCGTCAAGAAAGATCAAGCCGCCGTGCTCTTCCGTGACGCCGTTGCGATGGTCGAATACTCGCCGGCGTTGTTCGAGCGACTGCGTATCATTGGCGGATCGAATCCGACGAACATTCTCAACACGTCGACCGGCTCATTCTTCAAACCGATCTCGTCGGAAGAGCGTGGCAAAGGGCAGTCAGGTCCGCGCCCGCACTGTGGCATCCTCGACGAAGTGCATGAGCATTCGACCAATGCTATGATCGAGTTCCTTCGCGCCGGTCTCAAGAACCGACGACAGGCACTCATCTGCATGATCACCAACTCAGGATCGAGTCGCCAGTCGGTGTGTTACGACTACCATGAGTACGCGGTAAAGATTGCCGCGGGTGAACTCTACGACGATGGCTTCTTCGGATACGTGTGCGCGCTTGATGAAGGTGAAGATCCTTTCGAGTCCGAAGACTGCTGGCCGAAGGCGAACCCTTCGCTGCCAGTCATTCCAGGATACACGTATCTCCGCGAGCAGGTGCGTGAAGCAAAAGGTCTGCCGTCGAAGGAAGCACTCGTGCGACGTCTCAACTTCTGCGAATGGACTGACGCAGAGAACCCGCTCTTCTCGCGTGAAGTGTGGATGGCCGTGCAGCATGATCTCGACATCAAGGACTACGATGGGAAGCGATGTTGGTTGGCGCTCGATCTTTCGGGTAAGTCCGACCTCACCGCGCTCACCATCGTCTTCGAATCGAAGACCGGCATCGATGTGTTCACTGAGTATTGGACGCCAGCTGACACATTGAAGGAGCGCGCCATTAAAGACCGCGCGCCTTATGACAAGTGGGTTGAGCAAGGATTCTTGACAGCGGTGCCTGGATCTTCAATTCGTTACGAGTTCGTCGCCAAGCGAATCGAAGAACTCACGCTCAAGTATGACGTTCAGTTGCTGGCGTTCGATCGCGTGCGAATCGAAGATCTCGAGAACGAGCTCGACGATCTAGGTCTCGAGCATCATCGCATCGAGGATGAAGATGGCTACGGTCTCGTGATGGTGTCGCACGGCCAGGGCTTCATCGGCATGGCGCCGGCGATCGACGCGCTCGAAGAACAGGTGCTCAACAACACGGTGCGAATACAAGCGAACCCGGTGACGAACATGTGCGCGGCCAATGCCGTTGTGACGACTGACCCGGCGGACAATCGCAAGTTCGACAAGAAGAAAGCGACTGGTCGCATCGACGGTATGGTCTCGATGGCGATGGGCATACACGCAGCGGTCTCCTCCGGTGAACTCGGAGACGGCTCATCTATCTACGAGTCTGGCAAGATCTTCATGGTGGGCTGATGAAATTTCCAATCATATCGCGTGTACTCAACCGAATGAAGCAGAATCCGGTCGCGGCCACGCGTGCGCTCGGCGTGACGATGACGCCTGCCGGCATTCGGATGGACCACGACATTGCGCTCACGTATCACGCGGTGTGGGCCGCCGTGCGCTGTATCGCCGAGACGGTGGGCGTGCTCAACATGCATGTGTTTCAGAACATGCCGAACGGTGGGACGAAACGCCGAGGCGACTTGAAGCTCGACGCGCTGCTTCGTCGTGCGCCGAACAAGTTCATGTCCGCGATGACGTTCCGTGAGATCATCGTCGGTCACGCGCTCACCTGGGGCAATGGCTACGCAGAGATCGAGTGGGACCAGGCGCAGCGCCCAGTTGCGTTGTGGCCGATCCTCCCGCATCAAATGCGGCCGGTGATTATTGATGACGAGCTCTATTACGAGTTCCGTTCGTCGAAGGGTGAGGTGTCGTACATCGAGCGTGAGTCGATCTTCCATCTCAAGGGTTTCGGCTTCGACGGCTTGATGGGCTACGACGTGATCAGCTACTTCGCCAACGCGATCGGGCACGCGCTCGCCGTGGAGACGTTCAGCTCGAGTTACTTTGGAAACGGAACACATCTCTCTGGTGGTCTCTTCGCGAAGCGACGTCTCTCCGCTGAGGCGCGCAACTCGCTGCGCGAAGAGTTCGTGGCTGCGTACTCAGGTCCACGTAAGGCGTTCCGCATGGGCGTGTTCGAAGAAGGTCTCGAGTGGCGACCGTTCGGTCTTTCGCCTGAGGCTTCGAAGCTCATTGAGTCTCGGCAGATTTCGGTTGAAGACGTCGCGCGAATCTTCCGCGTGCCGCAGCACAAGATCGGGCATCTGCTCCGGTCGACAAATAATAACATCGAGCACCAAGGCATCGAGTATGTGGTAGACACTATTCTGCCGTGGGCGACTCGGATCGAACAAGAAGCCGACACCAAGCTTTTGTCGAAGGCGTTGCAAAAAGATCATTACACGAAGCTCAACGTCGCAACTCTCATGCGAGGAGATATGAAGTCCCGCTACGAAGCCTACAAGATTGGCCGCGAGTGGGGATGGCTCAATGCAAATCAGATCGCCGAGCTCGAGGATATGAATCCCATCGGCGATGCTGGTGACGTGTACATCGTGCCGCTCAACTATCAATCGATCGACGCTTTGCTGTTGCCGCCTGAACCTCCTTCCAGTTCGTCGGCTTCTCAACCGGATGAGGAATCCTCGGACCCAAGTCCGGTTGAGCCTTCTACGACGCCGGCCAATCGACTCGTCATGAAGCGGACGATGGAGAAAATCTTTCGTCGCGAGTTCGCCGCTATGAAGGAAGTCAGAAAGTCGGATGACGTGCCAAAGGCAATGAACGCGTTTGTCAACTCGCACGCCAAGTACGCGCGCGATAATCTCACTCCGTTCTTCGAAGGCTTCATGCTCGAGTTTGGAATCGACAATGAAGGCGAGAGCGCGAATGCCAACCTTATACGGGCGAGGCTTAGTCAGTGGTTCTCGAACTTCGCGCGCTCACGCCGCGTTGCTTGGGAGTCGATAGGCGACACGCTGGCTACAAACTTCGCTGACCACTCGGCTGTGTACGTCGAGAAAGAAGTTGACGCATTCATCGGCGTTGCAATCGGGCTGTGTACCAAGTACAGAAAAGGAGAAGACCAGTGATACGCTTCAACAAGAAGAGCGGCAAGTCCGCCGAGATCCTTCTCTACGGACAGATCGGCGCTTCGTGGTGGGGCGACTCGATCACGGCCGCAGGATTCAGGAAAGAGTTGAAGGCTCTCGGCGAGGTGGACACCATCGACCTCCGCATCAATTCGGAGGGCGGCTCGGTGTTCGATGCCGCATCTATCTACAACTCACTCAAGGAGCACAATGCGTACGTCACTGCTCACGTCGATGGCATGGCGCTCTCAGCAGCGTCAGTCGTCCTCATGGCTGGTGATGAGCGCGTGATGGCGGAGAACGCGTTCGTGATGATTCACGATCCGTGGTCGATGGTTGCCGGCGATGCGCGATCGATGCGCAAAGAGGCTGACCTCCTCGACCAAATCAAATCGACCATCGTTCGCATGTACACCGACCGAACTGGGATTGACACCAAGGAAGTCGAAGACATGATGAGCGATGAAACCTGGCTCACGTCTGATGAAGCTCTCAGCAAGGGCTTCGTCGATCGAGTCAGCGAGAACATGAAGGTGGCGGCAAGCTTCGACGCCACCCGATTCTGCAAGGTGCCGGACTGGGCGCGCGATCGGTCAAAGGCCGAACAGCCGCCGATGGATCTTGTACGCAGGCAACGACTTGCGCACATGAACCAACGTGCACTCGCGTGTCAACCGAAGCACAAGTGATGAAACCAATACTCTCAGGAGAAAGAAATATGTTCGAGAAATACATGCTCGCACTCGCCGCGCTCGTCGTCGGTGAGCCGTCCCGTTTCCGCATGGAAACCGGCGACATCGAGAGCCTGCGCGCCAAGCTCGTCGAGCTGAACGAAGACGCGCGGACCATTCAGAACCACGCCGATGCGGAATCGCGTGCTCTGTCGGAAGACGAAGACCGCCAGCTCGAAGCCATCTTCAAGGAATTCGAGCGCGTCGAGAAAGATCTGCAACGTCGCCAGAAGATGCTCGACAACGAGCAGCGTCTCGGCAACCCGCGTGGTCGACAGCTTCCGGTTGACGTCGGCGATCAGCAGAGTCAGCCGGCGCCGCGTGGTGGCAGCTCGATGCAGGTGCCGAACAACGCCCGTGTCGAAATCGTCGATCGTCTGCCGCGTGGTCACTGGGGCTTCAACAACATGGGCGAGTTCTCGGTGGCGGTTCGCCGCGCTGCGAATCCCAATGCCTCGGCCGGCCAGGTCGATCCGCGTCTCTCGCGTTTCACGAACGCGGCGCCGTCGAGCTACGGCAACGAGAACACCGGCCCGGAAGGCGGCTTCCTGGTTCCGCCGGATTTCCGCAACGACATCATGACGAAGGTGCTTGCCGAGAACACGCTGCTCTCGCGCGTCGATCAGATTCCGATCGCAGGCAATTCGTTCATGATGCCCGTGGATGAGACCACGCCGTGGCAGACGTCCGGTGGCATCCAGGCATACTGGGAAGGTGAAGGCGACGTCGGCACGCAGTCGAAGCCGTCGTTCACCACGAAGCAGGTGCGCGCGAACAAGATCACTGCACTCGTCGGCATGACCGAGGAAATGCTCGAAGACGCTCCGGCGATCGACGCGTATCTCCGTCGCAAGGCTCCCGAGAAGATCAACTTCAAGCTCGACACTGCGATCGTCGGTGGCAACGGCGTCGGCAAGCCGCTCGGCAT